TTGATTTTTGTGGACTTGCAGATTTTGATTTTTGTGGACTTGCAGATTTTGATTTTTGTGGACTTGCAGATTTTGATTTTTGTGGACTTGCAGATTTTGTTTTCTTTAAACATAATTTTTCTAATGCAACTCTTTTTAATTGACTATAACCTTTGATTTTTCTATCTCTACACATTTGTTTAAGTTGTGCTAAAGTATATTTGTTCTTTTTGTTCTGTGGTCCTTTTTGTTTCACGCCTAATTGGCGTTTAGGACGACGTTTTTTTTCTCTATTTCTCTTCTCCATTTCTTTTCTTTTCTTTTGCATTGCAGATGTTTCTAACTGTCTTTTTTGAATGATTGGTTTTGTCTTTGGTTTTTTTCGAGGATCTCTTTGCATTTTATTTTTCTTAAATGGAAGTAACTCACCAAACATAGTTCCATCTTTAGTAGCCCATCCTAAAACATCACCTTTTTCACTTTTACGAATATCTCCATTTTGTCCTACCCAAACTTTTGGCATTTTTTGTTTATATATAGTATAATAAAATAATAATATAAATTTTTATATTACTATAATAAAATAAATTTTATTTATTTTTTTTTAGAACAAAAAGGTATATTATTAATTTGTGGTTCTAAAATAATAGCATTATTAATTTTTTTTTCTAAAATTTTTATACGATCATATAAATAACTAGAATCACTACCCTTTCTTTTAATCATTTGATATTGATCTCTAGAATTAATTTCTAATTCAGTTAATTTATTTGTTAAATTTTCAACTTTTTTTTCTAAAATTTTAATTCTATTTTTATATGATTTTCTTTGTGATTTAATATTTTCATATTTTTCTCTTAAATCATTATTATCTAATAATAATTGATTAATATTATTAGAAGGTACAATATTATCTGAAGAAGAGTTCCCCATCATTGTTACTATATAATTAGTAAATTTTATTAATATTCATTAATTAGTTTAATATTGAACCCTAATTCATCATAATCATTTTTAACATTATTAATATTTTTTTCTAATAAAATACCTTCAAATTCATTTTTGGGAATTTTATTATTTTCATTATTTAATCTACAATAATCAATAAATTTATTATATAATACTAATGATGATGTGAAATATTTTTGATTTTCATCAGTAGTTAATTCACATTCATTATCTAAAAATTTATTAATAACATTACAATTATGTTGGAATTTTTTATTATATTTTTTAATTTTATCTGGAATTTTCAATTTTTGACCAGATTGATACCATTTAGTTGCAAATCTAACAAAATAAGATAAAACTTCATTATCAGAAATCTTATTATCAATATCAGAATCTTTCCATTTATGTCTTGGATTATTTTTATCATATTTAATATCAGTTTCATCATCTAAGAATTGAGCTTCAAATTCAATTAAAATCATTCTACGAAATAATGCTGGATCATTTGAGAATTTTGGTTTAAAATTAGTAAGAATAATTGGAACTAAAACAACTTCAATTAATTCACTTTCTTTATGTAATTTTCTAATTCTTAATTTAGTACCACCAGTAATTCTTTTAACTAATCCTTCATTCATTTCTTCATTTTTATTTGATTCATCCATAATACCAAATCTCTTATCTTGTATATAATTTAAATGAGTTGTTGCAGTACCAGCAGTACCTTTTTTAACACTAAATATTTCAGAATCTAAAATAGTAAAATATTCACCAAATGTTTTATCTAATAATTTTGCTAATACAGATTTACCATTACTTCCTTTATCACCATACCAAACAGAGAATTTTTGTTCTTTATTATGACCAGTAATAGAATAACCAATAAAAGTACTTAAGAAATTAATAATTTCTTCTTGTTCTAACATAATATCAGACATAAATTTATCCATATTTGGAGTTTTCATAAATTCATCAAATTCAATATCTAAAAAGAATGTATTATAATCATCAAAACGACGATTAACTAATTTACCAGTTCTTAAATCAATATTACCATTTCGTACAGCAATTGAATCAGGATTACCATTAATCATATCTTGGAAATCAGGATTATTTAATAAATTTGCACCTAAAGTATTTCTAAAACATTGTTTAGAATATTTTGATCTATTACATTGTTTTCTCATCATAGTAGAATTTTTTAATAAATCATAATATTGTTCTACTTTTGGATCAGATGGATCTAATTTTTTAATTTCATATAATAATTGTTTATTAAAATAATCTAAATTTTGACTAACAAAATGTTGAAATAAATATTGACACATTTGATTTTCATCTTTTTGCCAAATATCACCATTCCAAAAATATACTTCTAAATTATCTTCAGGTCCCTGAGTAATAATTCTTTGATGAAATAATTTATAAAACATTTCACACATTCCTCTTTCATCATTATTTAAATGAAATTTAATTTGATTAAAATTCAATACTTTATATTCATATTTTGATAAACCAATAATATATTCATTAAATTTTGTAAAATTATCTTGTTTTGCAAGATTTAGTAATGCTTTATATTGATCATAAAAACTAAAATTTTTTTCTCGTGATTTTTTAATCAAACTTTTAATATTAGATATTGTAGTTTCATCAAATTTTGATGAAGTTTTTGACCATTTAATCATTATTCTTTTTGGAATTTCTAAACTAGCTAAAATCATTATAATTTTAGACCATTCACCATAATCATCACATTTTTCTGGTCCAATAACTTCAAATAATAAAAATTTAATATATTCATAATCTTTAATTTGAATAACATTTTTTTTAATCCAACCATCTCTTTTATAATCAACATAATTAGTTTTATTTTCATCTAATTCATCCAAATCAATAATATCATTTGCATTAAGTTCTTGTAATTTTTTCTTTTTTTGTTGTCTATTTTTTTCTTCTTCTTTGATTTTTTCTTTTATAGTTTTTTCAAAATCAACATTTGATTTTGTTTTATCAGTTTGAATACATAATAATTGAAATTTTTCAATATCGTTCAAATTTACTTCATCTAAAAAATCATAATTACTATTAGGTAAATATTTATTTTTTTTTCTATCAAATTTTAGAACATGATACATTCTAAAACATGAATTATATGCATTATCATCTAAAATTTTATCATCAGTTTTACTATTTATATATTTAACTAATTTTCTACAAAATTTTTTATCAACTAGAATATTAGGAAAATATACATGATAATTTTCTTTTGATTGATTTTTTAAAATATGATATGTAAAATCTAATTCTGGTTCTTCTTCTTTCATTTCTTCTTGATTTGGTACTAATATTCTTGATAATTGTTCTGATAATACTTTTACTGTATCACGAATATCAACATTTAATGTATATTTATCAATATCAAAATATAATTTAAATACATCAGTGATTTTTTCACATAATGAACTTTTTTTAATTTTCAATAAATATGTATATAAATCAACAGATTCATTACTAGGTATATTAAATAAACCACCTTTTAAATCTTGATGTGTATAATTTTTTGTACCACTAGAAACTGTATATTTTTTTAATATATTGCTCATTATTTTATTTTTTTTTAAGAAAGAAATTTTAAAAAAAAAAAATTAAAAAATTTAAATTTTTTTGATAATATTAATGTAAAGGTGAATTATCAACAACCATACCACAAAAATTAGTTTTATTTTTAGAATAATCTATATTTTGATAAACACCTATTTTAATAGCATTAATTAATAAAAATTTAAAATTATTGTTAAATTCTTGATTATGACCATAAGTTTTTGACATAATATGAGCTAATTCATGAATAGTAACAAACATTAATATATTTATACTATGTAATTCTTGAGTTTTTTTACTTCTTAAACATAAATTAACTTGTTCACCTTTATCAATACTATAAGAAGTTCCACTATCATTTAAATTTGTTTCTTGAATATTATCTTCATCATATCTATTAAATAATCTTTTAATACGATTATCATTAGGATGATTTTTTTTTAAATAATTTAATAATAATTCAATTCTATCTTTAATTATAGCCATAATATTAGCTGCTTTTCTTTTATTAGGTAAATTTTGAACTAAATGAAAATCTTCATCTGTTTTTGATTTAATATAAATTAAATTATTATCATTAAAAATTAAATATTTTAAAACAATAAAAACTCCAAAAAAAATTATTAAAAATTTCACAAATTTATCATCTTTCATATTTGAATATATAAATAGAAAATAAATTAAAATAATAATTATATTTTTATTATATATGTCATCCGAAAACAATACAGAGAATAATGAAGAAGATTTAAGATTTTCTTCATCATCACGTTATTTATTAAATGGTCCACCAAATCAAGAAGAATTTAGAAGTCGAATAGAAAATATATTATTATTAATTAATCGTTATAATAATCTCCGTGATTTTGATAATAATTCCACAGAAAATAATAATAATTATTATTATAGAAGAAGAATGAATGAATTTGAATATCGTGATACTTATCAATCTAAAGAACTCGAAACAAGTTTAATACCAGCTTTAAGAGAGAAAATAATAACATTTAATAATAAAAAATATTCATATTATCATTTATGTCAAATGAATTTAATTTTTACAAATAAATATAATATTATTTTAAATATTAATTTTACTGCTAAAAAAATATTATTAAAAACAAAATATATAATTTATTTAAATATATTAGATAAAGAAATAATTTGTAATAATATGGATTGTGAAAAAAATTTTTGTAATGGGAAAATTCATTTAGGATCAAAAAAAAGAAAATTATTAATGAAAATTGAAGAAGAAACTACAGAAAAATTAATGGAAGAATTAGAAATTAAAATACATGATTATAAATATTGTATAGAATGTGAAAAATTATGGGATATTAAAACAAACGAAAGATATAAAAATATAGAAGTTAATTATGATATAAAAGAAGACGAAGAAGAAGATTATGATGTATGTGATAATTGTATTATTCAAAATTCATTAAATCATAAAACTTTAAAAATCAAAGATACATGTGCTATATGTTTAAAAACCATATATGAAAATGATTTTACAAAAACTTTATGTAAACATATATTTCATAAGAAATGTATTGATACTTGGTTAGTAAGTAAATCAACATGTCCATTATGTCGATATAAATTAAAAAATAATAATATACTTATAGAAGAACTTTAAACTAAATTTGAAATTAAACCATTATCTCTTTCGAAATATTGAATATTTAACATAAACATAGTTTGTACACTATCTTTAATACTATCAACATTATCAACACCAAAATCCATTAAAACACCATTGGGATTATAAAAACTAATAGTTAATTTTTTTAAATTAGATAATGGATTTTTGAATGTTTGACATTGATGTTTAATAGTACAATTTACAAAAGCAGAACTTTGTGCTTTCATTTTTTCTGGTATTATAATAGCAAAAGCATCATCAGTAAATCCATTTGTACTAAAAACATTTTTATTATTTAATTCTTTGATTTTTAAAATAAAATAAGGATGATCTAAAGCAACACTTGGTAAAACAACATTTTCTATATTAATTTTAATAATATTTTTAATATTAGTATTAATAACTGCACCAATTGCACTAGGATCAGGATTAAAAGAAACAATAAAATGATTAGTATTAGGATAAAAATCTTTATCTCTATGTCTCGAATCAATTAAAATACATTGAGAAGATAATTTATTTTTTTTTTGAGGTATTTCATCATTAATAATTTTTTGATAAGATGATTGTTCAACTTCTTTTTGTTTATTATTTTCAGTTTTTTGTGTATGTTCTAAAAAATTTTTAAAATTCATAATTATATATATGATATATTATGATTTTTATTTTAATTTAATTAATTTATTCTTTATCAGATTTTTCTTTTTCTGAATCAGAATCATTTATTGGATCTGGTTTACGACGAACATCAAATTGTCTCTTTTTTTTAGGTTTAGTTTCTTCTTCACCTTCACTATCTGTAGTTTCTTTTTTAGATTTTTTTCTTGCTTTTTTTCTTTTTTTTCTTCGTCTTCGTTTCTTTTCTTCTTCATCAGAAGATTCAGATTCAGAAGAAGATTTATTAGAAGAATCAGAATCAGAAAATTCATCAGTAGATAAATCACTATCATATTTGACATCTTTGAATTTATCTTGTTCTTTCATTCTAGCTCTTTCTTCGTTCTTTCTTTTTCTAATTTTATCCATTTTTTCTTTAGATCTTTTATCTTCTACTTTTTTATTTTCTTCAATTGCTTTTTCAATTAATTTATGTAAATCAACTTCTTCACCATTTTTATCAGATCCAGCAATTTTAACGGGTAATAATTTTTTAATTGATTTTTCTTTATCATATACTTTTACATAATCAATTAATTCTCTTTTAAAATTTAATTTTAAAATTCTTTGATTATTTGTATATTCTTCTAATTTACTATTATATTGTTTAATAAATTCAATAGGAACTTCTTGAATACTTTTATTAATAATTAAATCATTAGTATGTTCATAATCTCTATCAATAAAAGTTTCTTGATGATCTGTTAAGAATAACCACCACATTTTATTAGCGAAATATTCTTTTAAAGTTTTGATAGGTAAATTTTGATAAAAGAAAATACTTTGCCAACTGATATATTCTTCAAAATCTTTTAATTGAGGAACAGTAAATTTATAATTTTTAGATAAATTAGTCCAATCTAAATAATCTTTAAATTCTTTAATATGATCAATTGTTAAATATTTATTTCGTGATAAATTAGCGAAATTAATATATTTTTTAAATGTTAAACAAAATTCAACATCTAATTTATCATAAAGAGACATATAATCCCAATTAATTTTTAATTTACTTACTTTAATATTAAATTGTTTAATTAATTTAACTAATTTTTCTTGTTGATCAGTTCTAACATATTCACAGAAGAAATTTTCATCGATATTTGGTTTTTTCATTTTTAAGATGTTATATTTTAAGAAACTCATTGTATTTATAGTATTATATTATATTTTTATATATTAAAAAATATTTAATTTATTTTAAGTCCATTTTTATATACATTTTTTTAAAAAAACACTATTTAAGATTTATCTCTTTTTATTTCTTTTTTTCTTTGTCTTCGACTTCTTTCTAATATCATTTTTCTCTAATAATAATTCTTTTGCCAAATCTTTATTATATTTTTTATTTTCAATTAATATATTTTCTAAATCCTCTAGCCACATATTTTTAATATTTTTTAATTTTAATTCTTTTAATTCTTTCATTCTTAAATCACATTCTTGTTCTAATTTATTTGCTCTTTCTAATGTTAAACTTCTAATATGCATAGTTGTTAAATAATTAAAAGATAATTCATTTGAAGAATTTAATAATTTTTTAAAATTATTTTTTACCAAATCATTTTCTAATTTTTCATCTGTTGTATCTAAAATATCAATTTGTTTACTTTTAACCATTCTTATAAATCTTACTTTATTTTTTAATTCATCTACAATATTCTCTAATATTTCTATCATTTTTTCTTTTCTTAATCCATAATATTTTAAACGAATTTTATAATAATCTTCCATTATTTCCTCTGAATTATTATATTTTTGAATAGTATTATTTTTATTAAATAAATACATATTATTTTCAGATAAATTAGTTATTAATTTTAAAGTTTTTAAAATATGATCTTCACCTTTAGATGTCAATCGAGTATATTGAATTCCTGTAAATTCTAATTCAAAATTAATATTCGATTCAGTAGAATGATTATTATAATTTTTAATACATTGTAATTTCAATTCTCTTTTATTTGATACTGATTTATCAATTAATAATTTTTCTAAAAATACTTTATATTTTTCTGTCCAAGTACCAATTGGTAATTCTTTTATAATAATTGTATTATTTTGTTTATTTAATTCATAAATACCTATACTTTGATATTTATTATTACCTAAACTTTTAATTTCTCCTTTAAATGAACGATACCAAGGTATTAATTTTTTAGAAACTTGATCATTTATTCGGTCTTTGATATTTTCTATTAAATCTTCCAATTTATGTGGTAAAACTGTTGTTGAAAATCCAGTACCAATACCATTTGTACCATTTAATAATATTAATGGAATACAAGGCATATACCATTCTGGTTCAATTGATAAATTATCTGACTTAAGATATTTTAATAAATTATTATCATGAATATTAAATATTTTTTTAGTTATTGGTGATATATTTGTAAAGATATATCTTTCACTTGATCTATCATCACCTCCTAATAATCTTGTTCCAAACTGTCCATTTGGTAATAATAAATTACAATTATTTGATCCTACAAAATTTTGTGCCATCTTAATAGTTGTTGATACAATTGATGCTTCACCATGATGATAATCAGTTTTTTGACCAATTAAACCAGAAAATTGTGCAACTTTAATCTCTTTAGATGTTAAATGATTTAATCCAGTAAATAAAATTTTTCTTTGTGTTGGTTTAAATCCATCTACTACTGAAGGAATTGATCTATGAATATCATAACTTGAAAAATGTATTAAATCTTTATTAATAAAATCAGAAATTGTAATATTTTTTAATTTTTGATTTAACACATCTTCTTTATCAAATTTTAATAACCATTTTTTTCTTTCATCTGCTTGATCTTTTTTAAATCCTAAATTCAATGATTTATCGGATAATTGATCCCATGTATATGTAACTATTTTTTTTTCAATATTTTCTAAACATTCTTTCGCTTCCTTTGCATTTGATGTTCCTAATCCCTTATAATATTTTGTTGTCCATTTTTTTAGATCTATATTTTTTTTCCAATTTTCAAAATCAGTCAATGTATAAAATTGTAATGTATCTTTTTTCCCTTTCTTAAATGCTTTTACAATTGGAGTTATCAAAGATTTAATAAATCCTAATTCTAATAATTCTGGCCAAAAGGTATGAAAAAAATTCATTACTAAACCTTTAATATGTGAACCATCAACATCCTGATCTGTTAAGATAATTATTCCACCATATCTTAATTCATTTAGTGATTGATATTTATAATTTTGTTTTAATCCTAAAATTTTTTTCAAATTATTTATTTCTTCATTATTTAATATTTTTTCAGAACTTTGATCTTTAACATTTAATAATTTACCTTTTAATGGGAAAATTCCATATTCATCTCGTCCAATTTTACTTATTCCTGACATAGCAAATGTCTTTGCTGAATCTCCTTCTGTTAAAATTAATTTACATGATTCAGATTTTTTTGTTCCTGCCCAATTCGCATCTTCTAATTTTGGAATTCCAGTAATTCTTCTTTTGATTTTTCCATCTGTTTTTTCTAAATTTTTCTCTTCTTTAAAACGAGCAAAACTTAATACTTCTTCAATTATTCCAATTTTATTCAATCCATTTACAAATTTTTTTGGTAAATCATATGATGAACCAAATTTAGATGATCTGGTTTTCATTGATTCTTTTGTTTGTGAATTAAATGATGGATTTTCAATAAAAGATTTAATAAAAATATGCATCTTATCTTTAATATATGATTTCTTAACATCTACCTTTTTCTTTTTTAATTTCGCCATATATTCTTTAATTATTTTATTTGTTATATAATCAACGTGTGTTCCACCTAAATTTGTATTAATTCCATTCACAAATGATATTTGTTCAAAATTATCATCATTCATATATAATCCTACACTCCATCTTTCATTTGTATCTTCATCTACTAAAATTTTTTTATCTTCTCCATCTTTTAAATATAATTTAATATAATCTTCGAATTTTTTTATTCCGATTTTTTTACCATTATAATATACTGATACATTTTTACTTGTATTTACTGCAATATCATATACTCTTTTTTTCATTAAAGATATAATATCATCAGATAATTCAGCAATATTAAATCTTTTCAAATCAGGTTTAAATACAATTTTTGTATATCCAGATTTATCTGTATCTGTAATTTTTTCTTTACTTTTTTTTTCCATATTATTTTTCCAAGTCATTTGAAATTTTTTCTTTCTTTCATCATCTACTGTTTCTAATTTAAATTCATTTGAAAAAATATTAGTTAACTTTGCTCCATAACCATTTTTACCTCCAGTTATTCTCTTTTCATTTTTATCATAATTTCCTGATGTTAATAACATTCCAAAAATCATTTCCGGAATATATACTTTCTCACTTTCTTTATAAATTACTGGTATTCCCTTACCATTATTCCATATTGTTATTTCATTTTTTTCTTTATCAATTTTTACTTTGATTTGTGTTGTATCTGTTCCATTTCTTACTGTTTGATCAAATGAATTTAACAAAATCTCTTCAAAAATTCTTTGTAAACCAGCAATATAAGTTATTTTTCTTTTAGTAATTTTATTTTTTGTTTCATTGAAAATATATAATGATTCTTCTTGTTTTTCAATACTTCCAATATATGTATCGGGAATATCTAATATATGTTCTAATTGTGATTTTTTTTGATACTTATCAGCAATTTTTTGATGAGTCATTTTAATTATTGTTTTCAGTAGTATAAGTTATAAATTAGTTTTTAATAAATTTTAAAAAAAAAAATAATTTAATACTATATAATAATAAATCATTATGGGTGGATCTCAATCATCAGAAACAAATAAAGAAATTTTAAATGATACTAGAGTTCAAAATAGTATTAAAAAATTTAATGAAACTATTACTGAACAATCTGTTAGTATGATGCAATCTACTATGGTTAATGCTGCAGCAGGTGCGGAGGTTAATAATAAAATATCAATAAAGGGAGTGAAAACTGATGGTGCTTTTGTTCTCAGTGATATTTCTCAAAAAAATATGGTGAAAATGAATTTATCTGTTCTTTCTAAAGCTGATATGAAAGCTGATATGGTTTCAGATATGACTAGTAAAATCCAATCACAATTAGCAAATGAAGCAGAATCTACTTCTGATTCTTCTAATAAAGAAGGAGAACAAATTTTAAGTGGTATTGCAAATGCTGTTGGTGATACATTACAAGGTCTTGGTCAATCTGTAACTGGTACTGATTCTTCTAGTAAAGATAATCTTTCTATTAAAAATCTTATGAATGTTGAAAATAATACTGAATTAATAAATAAAGTTAAAAATAGTGTTACTAGTGAAATGGTTAATGAATCTGTTACTAATGTTTCTATGAAAATTAGTGCAGGTAATGAAGTAGAAATTGCAGATATTGAAGCTAAAGATGGTGTTGTAATTTCTAATTTAGATCAAGAAAATGTAATTGATACTATGATGGAAGCTGTTGCTGAATCAGGTTTAGGTAATAAAATTTTATCTAAAATGATGAATATTGATGAATCTGAAATTAAAAATGCAGCAGATACTGCTGTCAAAAATGAAGAAGAAACTGTTGGTACTTTAGATGCTGCAGGTGAAGCTGTAAAAGATGTAGGTGAAGCTGCTTCTGGTGTAATAGATTCTGGTGCTGGTGCCTTAACTGCTGGTATGACTGCAATGTTAATGCCTTTAATAATTATTGGTGTTATTGGCGTTGTTGGTTTAGTTGTATTAAAACCTTTATTATCAAAAGGTATGGATAAAGCAAATGTAAAAGATGGTAAATTTAGTTTTGGAGGTCATAAAGGAGGAAATGCTATGAAAAATTTATTCAAAAATTTACAAAAACAATTTATGAAATATGCTACTATTGATAATTTAATTATTGTTTTATCTTTAATGGTTGGATATAAATTTTTACCTAAAATTATTAAATTTATTAAAAATAAATGTCAAAAAAAAGAAAATTTCAATGATGATGATAAAGAAAAAATTATTAAATTAAAAAACCAAAAAGGTGAATATTTATCACAAGGTAAAAAAAATCTTGAATTTAATGATAAAAAAAAACCTTTACATTTTTTATTAGAAGTTCTTGAACCTGGTAAAAAATTACAATTAAGTTTTAAAGATAATAAAGATCAACTAAGAGTTCTTGCTTTAAATAGAAAACAAGGTATAAAAATGGTTAAAGCAAAACCATCAAAACCTTTAAAAGGACATTTACAATATCATCAAGATGGTAATAAATTTAAACTTCAAAAAAAAAACAAATGGGTTGGATATAATAAACAACAAAATAAATTTTATAGTTCTAAAAATAAAAATGAAGCACATGATTTTTATTATGAATTTAAAGGTGAAGAATCTAAACAAGAACCAGAACCTGAACCAGAATCTGAACCAGAATCCGAACCAGAATCTGAACCAGAATCAGAAGAAGAATCTGAACCAGAATCAGAAGAAGAATCTGAACCAGAATCAGAAGAAGAATCTGAACCAGAATCAGAAGAAGA